AGTCTGTGCGGAATTTCAGAGACTCAACGGGAGTCAATTCGACGAGGTTATTGTCTGCGATTCTTGCCACATTAAAAGATTGCTTCACATACTCCACAGAGAAAGGCCCTAATGGAATTGTCGTGTCGATGTCCGCCCAGATGCTACGCTCGGAGAAATGAAAGACGATTCGGATTTGATTCCCGCGCATTTCCTCGTGCATCGCGTTCATTTGTTCCTGTAGCTTTTTCCCCCATGTCCGCCAAGGTTTCTGCACAAGGATTTTTTTGCCGACAGATGGCGCAAGGATTTCATTCAAGCGCGAAAGGATTTGAGGAGCGGCAAGGTTGATTTTGTTCAGGGCTTCGATTTTGGTTTTCATTTGTTTGGTTTTTCTATTTTGTTGGGTTGGGTTTGTTCTGAGGGGAACTGGGAAGGATTAATGTTGGACGAACACGACTTTTTCTTTTGCGTTGCTCCAAATCATCGACGGGGCATATTTTTCTGAAGCATAAATTGCATCGTTGAAACAGTCCGCCGTTGCAACAACGCATTCCATTGAATCCAAGATTTCGTATTTCGGAATGTAGTTTTTTGTCGTGGTAGTCATTTGGTTTTTCGTTTGAGTTTTTGGATCGGCGAACCATTCGCTGATCACGAAAAAGAGACTCTCTCAATCCTCAAGAATCACCAAGAAAAATCGTAAAATTTATTTTCTCGCACACGCATTTATTTTATTGACTAGCCCACGGAACCGCATCCCATGCGGGTTTGCGGGCGTTTCAATTCACGAAAAAATCTTTCAAAAACATTTGTGGAAAATCCCAGACTGTGATTTTCGGAATAAAATTTGCTCTCTGCGTAGCAGCCGCCGGAGGCTCTAATTTAGAATCATTCCAAACATTCAAAAACCATGCCAAGAGCCAAAAGGAAATAATCAAGAATCATGCCAACATTGACGAGGTGAAGCGCAAGGAGAGAAGCCATGAATATGGATTCTTTTCTCAGCGTAAACGCTGAAAGTATTAGGACACTAAAGACCAAAAAAACCTTGTCAAACGATAAATTTTCGTTACCCATGGAAACTATGACAGAAAAGACTCCCGTCGAATATACGCCCGAAACAGCAAAGGAAATTTGCAAGATGCTCGAAGCAGGGTTGACCCTCACGCAAATATGCCAGATTCCAGAGATGCCTCACATCTCCACGGTTTACGACTGGCAAGACGCTTTCCCGGACTTCGCCGAAAGTTACGCTCGTGCGAGAGCGAGACAAGCGGACACGCTGGCAAACAAGGTTCTGGACGAGGCCATGAACTCACACGATGCGCCAATCGGTAGGCTCCGCATGGATGCGCTCAAATGGTATGCGTCTAAGCTGGCTCCGAAGAAATACGGCGACAAGGTAGAAATAGAGCAAACTGGAAACCAGAATTTTAAAATATCATTCTCCGTTCCTGATCGTGACACGCGGGATTCACTAAGGGAACTCGCTGCCCCGGTTGCTAGGATTCAGAATGCCGAGCCAATCGAAGCCGAGATAGTGGAATCTGAGTAGATAACGAGACGCAATCTCAGCGCGGGTTTTTGCTATACCCGAAAAGGGAGAATCTAGCTAGATTCCCCGAAATTGCACCCGAACGGGATTTGCTGCACTCTGTCATATTGTGACAGGTTCAAGCATATGCGCCGCATTTCAAAATGCCGGAGATTGCCAATATTTACCGACAGGGAATAATCTCGCCGAACCTTTCACGAAATCGCCTAGTTTTTCCCGATCAGTAAAACTCTATTTGGTTCCCCTACCAAATGGAGTAAATGGAAACCATCCCATGCAATGCCATTGCTAACACTAGGAGGCCCGTGTTTGACTTCGCTCAGATTCTCGCCACTATTCACCGCCCTATGTCCAAGAAAACAAAGACCGAACTAGAGATTTTATCACACGCCTACGCCAAGACTCCAACGCCTGAAAACGCCGATCTTCTCATAAAGACGCTAATGGATGCACTAAAGAGCCGGGAGGAAGCCATTGCCGAACTTGAAAAGGGGGTGCGATTGCTAGAGATTTTTCTATCTGAAAAAACAGATTGCGTAGAGAAAAAACCATGTTAAAGCGGAAGCCTATGAAATACGAAACACACCGCGAATTTGTCCGCAAACTTTGCAAGGCTGGTTCAGTCATCGCCGAGGAATTAACGCCTGACGATTGCCACAGGCTACATATGGCAATAGGAATCAGCGGCGAGGCTGGCGAGTTGCTGGATGCAATCAAGAAAGCCACTATTTACCGGAAGCCGCTAGATATTGCCAACATCGTGGAGGAGTGCGGTGACTTGCTCTTCTACATTGCCGGAATGCTGGACTCCATCGGGGTTGATATTGAATCCGCGATGTCCGCGAATGTTTCAAAGCTGTCGATCCGATACGGAAAAAGCTATAGTGACAAATCAGCCATTGAACGACTCGACAAGATGCCGAGCCTAGATAAAGACCATGGTAGCGAGATCAAAGGCCCGGACATTGAAACTGACGAGGATTTCGATGAGGTTGTTCCTCGCGTTTGTCCCATGGATGAAGAGTGTGAATCCTGCCAATGAGTGACAAATCACAAGACTACTGGGAAGGATTCGCAGATGGTCAACGCGACATCGAAAGCCAGTTAGAAATTGAGGAAAGCCACATTGAGCCGAACGAGTTCATTCACAAGCTGGATTTGTATGCAGGTTGGTTGATGGGTTTGATTCAAAACAATGGGAGCAATGAGATCGACGACGAAGGCGCACCGATATATTCAAACTATTCTGACGCGACAATCGCAGGAATTGCCGCCGCATTCACCTACGCAAGACTTCTGCGAGTTGTATCAGCCTGCATTTTCAGACTGAATCAAAAGGATTTCACAGAGGAGCATTTTCACCATGAATTAAACCATGCTTTGCATATGCTGGAAACGAATAGCAAAGAGGTGCTAGACTATGAAGATTGAAAAGCAAATCACAGAGCTGGCTGAGAAATATCACAAGCTAATCGCAGGAGATCATCACAAGGATAGGGATTGCCATTGGCATATAGAAACGAAATGGAGTTATGGAAACGATCCAGTTTTCATCGTCGAGCATATGGGATATCTTCACGAAACGGAACGCTCCACTTTTGATAAATACGAAACCGCTTTGATTTTCCTTCGTGATGAACTAAAAGACGCCGTGGAAATAGAAGAGTTTCACAAGGCAAACATCGACAGCATTAGGTTCCCAGATGACATTCCCGGTGAGTTGCGAGCCTTTGAACTATGAACTGGAACGAGTATGCTTTAGAGCTTGCGACGATTGCCGCGAAGAAAAGCAAAGACCCATGGCGTCAGGTTGGAGCGTGTTTGCTTCGTCATGATAACACAGTCGCAGGAATTGGATACAATGGCTTTCCCGCTGGTATGCGTGAGGATTGGATTGATCGAGACAAGCGAAGGCTCTATATTGTCCACGCAGAGCAAAATGCTTTGCGTTATGTGAAGCCAGACGAATGCGCTTTGATTGCTGTCACGCTTTTACCCTGCAATGATTGCTTGCGTTCTATTGCATCTTATGGAATCAAGAAAGTAGTTTACCGCGATATTTACGACAGAGACATAACGAGTATTTCGCTTGCAATAGATTTCGGAATAGAATTGATTAGATTACAGGAGAAACGATTTTCATCACATTGGGATCATTCAACAAAGCCATCAATGTTCGTGGTCAAAGAAAATGGAGTTGAGATTTATCGGGGAGGGTATACAGAAGGAGAGAAGATTTTAAAAAATGAATAAATACATAGTCCAAACACAACAGCCTGCGAACATCGTGCAGGAATTTATAATCGAAGCAGATAGTGAATCAGATGCTCAAGAAATGGTTCAGATCATGATCAGCAACGGAGAATTGCCAGAGCCTAGCTATGTGGCAACGGAAGTTTGCGGAAGGCCCGAAGTTTTCAGCATTTCAGAACTATGAAACACCGCTACCACTGCATCGGCCTTCCCCATACAGTAACATCGAAAGAGTTCAACGCCTGCGCCTATACGCAAAAGGTGGTGAAATTTGGCAAGATGATGGTCGAGCGAGGCCATGAGGTCATTCACTACGGGCATGAGGATTCGGATTTAATCTGCACTGAGAATGTTCCAGTTTTGACTAACGATGATTTTAAGAAGTCTTATGGTTCGCATGACTGGAGGAAAACATTCTTTAAGTTCAACACGAACGATCATGCCTATCAGACATTTTATAAGAACGCAATTCGTGAGGTAGGAAAGAGGAAGCAGAAGAATGATTTTATTCTGCCTTTCTGGGGTTCAGGAGTGAGGCCAATCTGTGATGCTCATCAAGACATGATTTGCGTTGAGCCGGGCATTGGATATGCAGGAGGACACTGGGCAAGGTGGAAAGTGTTTGAATCATATGCAATATACCATGCCTATTATGGAATGTCTGCCGTTGGTTCATGCAAACAGGATTGGTATGATGTGGTGATTCCAAATTATTTCGATGAAGAAGATTTCGAGTTTAACGCTAAGAAAGAAGATTATTTCCTATATCTTGGCAGGGTTTATTCTGGCAAAGGCGTTGATGTTGCGATTCAAGCTACTGAAAAGGCAGGGGTTAAACTCGTCATTGCAGGGCAGAAAGAAGAAGGCTACAAGTTGCCAGACCATGTGGAATATGTTGGCTATGCTGATGTGCCGACTAGGAAGAAGCTAATGGCTAATGCCAAGGCAAGTTTTGTTCCTAGCCAGTATATCGAGCCATTCGGAGGCGTTCAGGTTGAAAATTTGCTGTGTGGAACTCCGACGATAACGACTGACTGGGGTAGCTTTGCAGAGAATAATTTGCATGGCATCACAGGATTCCGGTGCAGGACGATGGGTGACTTTGTGGATGCGATCAACAACATTGATGACATCAAGCCGATAGATTGCAGGAAGTGGGGCGAGAATTTCCGATTAGAGAAAGTTGCTCCGATGTATGAGAAATATTTTAGCGATGTTTTAGATGTCTACAAGGGCCAAGGCTGGTATGCTGATGGAAATGGATTGTATGCAGGAATGAAGAATTACCCATGATATACATAATATTAGGAATTGTTATTTTCTGTGGTTTATTTCTTTATATGTCCAGAGATGACATGGATCATTGAATATGAAAATAATTGATGTAGGTTGTGGGCCGGGGATTTATGTCCAAGCATTGCGTGATTTAGGTTACGATGTTATTGGCATTGATCCAGATAAGCGTTGTCCAGAAACAATCAAGTCGATGTTTGATGAGGACGGAAAGTATGACTTGGCTATCTGTCTGGAGGTAGCAGAACATATTGATCCGTATGAAGCGGATTATGTTGTAGAGAAGCTAACAGAGTTGGCTCCGACGATTATCTTCTCAGCAGCAGTGCCGGGTCAAGGTGGGCATGGTCATATTAACTGCCAACCAAAAGAGTATTGGGAGCATAAATTTGGCAAGTTAAACTTTGTCGTTGATAGAGAAGCTACGCAGAATTTCATTGACTTCATGCGTTCTGGATACCATATGGGATGGTTAGTAAATAATGTCCAGATATTTAAGTCATACGGAGATGTTTGCTATGATCAGATAATAAAAGAAGAAACGCCACAAGCTAAACGAGTTGCAGAATGGATAAATAAAAATATAAAATGAAAAAGATTATATTGCTTTTAATTTTTCCGCTTTGCGGATGTTCAACGATTCATCAAGCAAAAGTTGATTTTCAGAATTTCAATAAAACAATACAATTAAACGCTAAACAAAAAGTAGTATATAGATATTCTTATTTTTAATATGAAAGCTATTTTGGAATTTAATAAAATTTAATTATTATGAAAGCAAACCTTGACTTTATTTTCTAATTCAATTATATTTTATGAATGCATGGTATTTATATAATAACATCTCCAACAGGAAGAAATTATATTGGGCAATCAGTGAATATCAATCAAAGATGGATGCACTACAGGCTATGCGATTGCAGAGATCAGCCTAAACTTTACAATTCATTTATAAAATATGGAGTAGAAAATCATAAATTTTCCGTCATTGAAGAATGCGAAATAGAAATACTAACTGAAAGAGAAAGATATTGGCAGGAATATTATGATGTAATAAATAAAGGATTGAATTGTAAATTTGTCACAACATTAGACAAAACCGGTTTCTTTTCAGAGGAAACAAGAAAAAAAATTAGTGAATCATTAAAAGGAAAAGTGAGAAGAAAAGGCTATAGACATTCAGAAGAGACGAAAAGAAAAATAGGATTATCAAATAAAGGAAAGAAAGCAAAAGGGTTTACAGGAAAACATTCCGAAGAATCAAAAAGAAAAATGAGCGAAAGCAAAAAGGGAAAAGTTCTTACAGAAGAACATAAGGAAAAGTTGTCAAAAGCAATGAAAGGAAAACCAAGCAAACTAAAAGGAAGAATTTTTACAGAAG